CCCACGTTTTATAGCACTATACGGAATTTGCTCAATGACTCTTAACATAGTTAACGATCCACCAGTCACCAATGCCAGACACACCATCTCTCATGGTCTGTGTGTAACTGAGAGTGTCATTCATGGTTTCCGCGCGTTCTTTGGCAATACTTACGATATTATCCAAGAACCCTGGTATATCCTTGCCTAGGTGCAAAGGATCCCTTTCCATGACAAAGTGCGCAAACGAGTCAGCTACTGGACTGTACTTACAGTTCTCCAGTATTCCAAGCTCACGCAAAGCTTGATCAATATCTGACCACTCATCTATAAACCTTTCACGGTATATCAACCTACCTAGAGCACGACAAGTTGAATATACTCCTGCGCATCTTCCGTTTACACGATAGTTTTTGTGATGCCAGCGCCTTAAGAATACGCAGTCGTCCTTAGATGCATACTGCTTACTTGCGTTCATCTCAAGTCCATGAGATGTGTATGCTGCTAGGACATCATCCACTGTAATCCCAGGATATGTAAGTACACCATCATCACCGAGACACATTGAATTTAAGTTCAATTCAGCACCTGATAAGTATGCGGCTTCGTGCTGAAGCGCTCTGTGCAAGAGAGTTTCATCCGCATTAGTTCCGCCGGAACCGGAACCCATCCCATGAAGGCCAAATCTGATCTTTCCCCAATCATAGGCCAGAGGTATAGAATATTTCACAGGGTAAATGCTCTCAAGCCAGTCATTTTCCGCTGCGGATGAGGACAGGATAGCAGTTAAGATCGTCTTTGCGGTATCCTGACACACAGCGTTGAAATGTTGATCAAATTTTGAGAAATCGGTGCAAATAACCAAATCTTGCGATCCCTTAGTATCAAATAGTTTGGTGATCCTATCATCAACAGCTTCCATGCTTATCCATGGCGCCACTAATCCAAATCTCTGCGCTGATTCAATTAGTGGTTGGTATACTTGCAGTTCGCGAACATTAATACCAAAGGGAAACATCCAAACAACCCTTTGCTTAATATCTTGTTCGCTAGGTCCTCCTTCTTGACCACGCCACCCTAGTATAGCGCAATACCTCCAATATTCATTACCCAGATAATAATCATCAGGGGTAACATGATGGATAGGTAGTGTCTTATCCACTACATTCCTACGCTTGGTGAAGTAAGGTGATCCGGAGTTAGTACCCTTTCGCATCTTCTCAACAGTACTCTTTTGTGACCTAACCTTTAGACCTCTCAGTTTATTGAACTCCTTGATAGTTCTCTGAATGGCTTCAGGATTTAACGGATCCGCTGGACGGAGAATATCCTCGTAATAATGGTCAATGTCCTCCATCCTATCTCGTAAGGGTAGCATTTTGGACATAGGCCCGACCTTCGCGGCAAGGTCCATTTCAAATTCATACAGAGTAGGCCATTCATCGTTCAAGGTACTGAGATGGGAAATCCACTCATCAAGAACGTTCTTTACGCCTTCTTCTGTACGTTTGGTCTTTGGTAAGAAGTCTGTGTAAATTACTTGTGAACGTCCTTTAACGACGTTTCCAAAGTAAGCCTTCAAACCATTGTTGGGTAAACGGAAGTAACCGTCCCACTTGACTGCTTTCTTCTTCATAACAGTCTCTCCTTTCTTAAGATAGTTTGAGCTGACTTTCAAAGATCTGCTCAAATGTGAATGTGGCGATGACTATAATGAGTCATCTGATTTGCCTCCTTTCTTAAAG